TTTGATAGATTCTACTCTACGTTTTACATTAAGTACAACTGAACGATTACTTTCATTCACAAGACTTTGTTTGTTTACTACGTTCATGAACTCTTTTAATTTTGCTAGGTTCGATGATAGTTCGATAATCGCTTCACCCACCATGTCGCTCGGTACACCACCATGTGATACGTGTCTCGCCATTGCTCTTGCACCATTTAAATGTTTATATGGATACTTGAAACGCTCACCTTCTGCATTCTCAACAAAAATTGATGAAATGTTACGAGAACGTGCTCCACGTTGTTCTTCATTTACTGGCGCACGATGTTTGACGATTAATCTTACATTTTCTAGTGTCTGGCGACTAGTACGTGAGGATCCTTCTAGTTTTGACATACCTTCATTGAATACATCACTCATAGTCTGCTCCTTGTTTTTCTCTACTTTGTAAGCATAGTTTTTAGGCTCAATGTGTCTTCCAAAAGACCTTACATCGAAATCCAACATATACTCACGTGATAAATTTCTAAGACTGTTCATTAATTTTTCTGCTTTTGGTTTATCAATATCGACACCTTCACCGAAATGAAGTTTAACTTCTTTTGATGATTCATCAATAGATACCATCATGTTTGGTTCTTCGATATAGAAAAATCTTGCTTCCTCTGGGTTAGCAACACTTTTACCGTTATCAGAATTATACATCTTCAAAGAAAGACCATTTCCTTGAATGAAACGCATAATTTTTTCTGCGATTGTTGAATAATTTACAGCCATATTAATAATTCCTTATAGATGTATTTATCAAATTATCACAGGAAGAGGGTCATTGTAACTATCATCACTGTCAAGTGATTCTCCAAGAGTTTCCATATATTCTTCATCGAATCTAGAAATTACTTGAATTTGTCTGATACAAAGCAAAGTAGCAGATACTAAGTCATCTGTCTCACCTAATTTTGCTTCGAAACTCTTACCCTTTGCAATAAATGTTTTTAATTCTCTGATTAAATTTCTACTAAGAGGTATCATTTTATCACTTTCCATCCAGGATTTCATTTTCATACATGCTGTAATTTTTGTTTTGTATGATGTTGTAAATCCTTTTCTGATTGCTTTTTGTATTCCTCTTTTCTTTGGTTCATGTAAAAACTCACCCGGAAATTTATCTTCGTCCATTTCTTCGATTACGATAAGAGAAGCCTCACCCAATGAGTTGTTTTCAACTGACCAATATATTTCTGGATTATTATTTCCAAGTTCATTCATTTCATCTTTAAGAATAGTTAGTATGTCATGCATTGTTTTTACTTGACCTCTAACATCTGTACGATTACTTTGCCATTCTGCGACTTGTACTAGTTCTGGTAAACTCCAAACTTCAATAGCTGAGTAATCTCCACCTGTTCCCATTGCGGGATCAAGCCCTACTACATATGTAGAATCTTTATTAATTTTTTCATACCATCTTACTTGACCAGTTTTGTGAATTGGTTCTATACCTTTCAAATGAGAAAGTTTAATACTATCTACAAGTGTTTCATCAAATGCAATAAACTGACATTCATGTTCACGTAAAAATCTTTCTTCACCAACACGTGTTCTTTCTTCTTTTGACCATTGTTCATCTCTATCAGGGTGTTCGTCCCATATAGCTTTGAATGGTCTGAAGCCATTTACACCTACTGGTTTTTCATTGCCGTACTCATCAATCTTTTTATTTGCACCACTCCAGATAAGAGCAAACTGGTCATCATCTAAGTTTGGTGTTGAAGTAATAATCGCTTTACCACCTGTTGCTAGAGTAGGAGATATCGATGTCCAAAACTCTTTTGCAATATTAGGTCTTACGAATGCAAACTCGTCACAGTACAATAAAGAGATTGAAAGACCACGACCTGTATTTTCTGTAGTTGCTTGTGCAATGATACGTGAACCATTGTCAAATTCTAAACTACCTTTGTTATAACTTGTAACACCACATCGTATATGGTCAGGACATAATTCGTATGCATGTCTAATTCTATGCATAATTTCTTGAGCACCTGAATATTTGTGTGCCGCAATTAGAATAGTTTGGTCAGGGTTAAACATTGCATACCAAAGCAAGTAACCTGCCGCAGTTGTAGATTTTCCCATCTGTCTACCTAACATAGAAATAGAAAATCTATAATCATGGTAAGAATGAAGTAATCCTTTTTGAAACCCGTATGCATCGTATGTCATACTACCTTTAGTAGGGTGTTGTATTTTGAAATAGTTATTCAAAAAATAAAAAGGATCAGTTGCACACTTACTGAATTCTAGTAATTGTTGATTACTAAATTGTGTTTTCTGATATGCTTTTTTAGTTAAATCTGCCATTATTCTTTAATAGATACTTTGCCGTCATCTTCGATTTCTGCATTTTCAAATCTTTTTATTCTTTCACGCCAGCCTTTTTCACCTATTGCTCCTGTTAGTGTAACTCTTATATTATCACCTGCATCTGGATCCACACGTGTAATTCCATGTACTGAATTCTTTTGTATCAAAATCAATCTGTTTGGTTTTGGACTAACAAAAGTACCAATACCTTTATCAATGATTGATTTGTATTTTTCTTTTTGTTGAAACATTTCCATTGGACTTTTTAATTCTGCATAACTATCATAATGTTTTGTACCTTCTTCTAATTCCATCCACTGAGAGTATTCTGGTACACTTCCCATTGGCAAAATCAATAAAGTAGAATCCCAATTAATATGCCACTCTTTATGAAGATAATATGTGTATGTTGTAAATCCTAAATCATTATGCCAAGGATTTTTAGCATTTACTGGATATGCATGACAACGTAATGCATAATCTTCAAATTCTCCGCCCTCTACATAATCTGCAATATGTTCATATTCTGTTAAAAATTTATTAAAATGTTCGAACCACAAATCACAATTATCACCAAAAGGATATTTGCTTTGCCAACGCTTTTGATTTTTATAATTAGGTCCATCAGTGTAGTGCCAGAATTTATCATCACCTTTTGTTTGTTGCCATTCATCTACTTGTACTTGATTTAGAATCTTATCTCTTACATCAAGAGGTAAAAAATCATCAACAACTAAACACTCTGGTGTTCTCATTACAACATTATACATAGCTTTCTCTTTCTCCGTTTCTACTTAAATCTAACGTGACACAGTGTAATCCACTGTCCCAGAAATATTTATGTCTGAAATCAAATGGTATCATTTCAACGCCATATTTCTTTAACTCACTTTCAATTCTTTTGTCATGACCATTTGTAATAATTGTTTTTTCATCAATACTAACTACATTTAAATCAAAAACTGTTTCATCAACATATCCTATCCAGTGAGATAACCATTTCTCTACTTTATCTTTATAAAAATGTTGAATTCTTATTTCATGAAACCAATCAGGCAAATCCCAAGGTGTTAAAATAATTTTATCCCAGTGTTTTAATTCTTTGGGAATATATTCTTCTTTCCATGTCATCAACAATCCTGGTTTGATGATTGCTAACATGCCATCAGCATGACCACACTCAGGTATTTCTATCCATTTTGTTTCACAACCTATATTTCTTTTTACCCAATCTAACCCTGTTCTTGTTCCTCTTGCCCCAAAATCACGTCCAGCTGGATCATGATAAGGTCTTGAATGAATTAAAGTATCTCCACATTTTATAATATTTGCGGCATGATACATTATCTGAGGTTCCATTGTCTCATAGTGTTGATACTGAGATTGCAATAAAGGTCTAGGCATTGCAATATAGTTTCTTCCTTCTTTATGTTTTTCTAACATTATATCTAAGAAGTAATCACTTTCAGTATATCTATTACAATCACCACCTATAGTATTGATAATAGTATCTCCATAAACTATATGATGGTCACGAGGACATATAGCAGGATATGGAAACTCTGATTTCCATTGTCTTGTGCTTTCAGACTGCAAAGGTATATTCTTTGGTCTGTGAACTTTAACACCTGCTGATTTAAATGTATCTGATAATTTTTGAAAATCTTGTTCTGTTTCTTCTAGTATCTTTGACATACTATCAACAAATTGTGTATCATCGAATTGTTCTAAAGACTTCGTATCATAAGTGGAGCCAACAATAACCTCTGTTAGCTTATCCCATTCTGTCCATATCATGTATTATCCTAATTAACTTCTAATATAATACTATTTATGCACAAAAAAAGGGAGCCTAAACTCCCTTTTAATTTTAGATAATTTGATAATTAATTTGGCCAAATAGTTGGTGTTGTAGCTGTATCTGTTATTGACCCATGGTCTTGTGTGTCAACTACTGCTAAATCGTTTACTGTTGAGAGATTTACATAACCACGTGTACCTGATGTAGCACCAAGTGAACCTCTATGTGTGGCACCTCTTGTTGGTAAATCATCTGCGGAGTCTGTAATTGAACCAAAATCGGCTAACTCTGCTAACCATATTGAACGTCTAATTCTTACTCTAGGGCCTGCGCCTGCATTGTTCCAGGTTACGCCACGATATTTGTTTGCCATTGTTTACTCTCCCTTAGTTGTATAAATGTATTTATCGCAAAGGTGGAAAAATAATACACTTATATAAAGTATATTGTAGATACTTATTATTGAGGATTTTTATTAGAAAGTGCCTTGCTTGCCACTGCACTTGCTCCAGCACGTGCCGCCGCGCCTTTGATGCCTTTCTTTAATAATGCACCACCGACTGCTTTCGCTACTGGTGCCAACACTGCTAATGGTCCTACTTCATCAACTTTGTCAGTACCTGCAAGTTTTCTTAGTCTTGCTAATTCTGGGCTTTCTTGTTTCATATCTTTATGAGGCTTTCCACATGAGTCACAAATAGGCTTTCCACAATCACAACCGCAATCACAATGTTCAGAACCTTCATTAGTTGATTCCATCATACCTAAATCAGATAATCTGTTTTCTAACCATTCTACTGGATCACCGTCTCTTGCTTTTTGTGTACCGTATGGCATTTCGTCTTGATAGTATCCAAATAAATCCATGTAAAGTTGTGAATCCATATCTAGTTCGCCAGTCGCTTTTACTTTTTCAGCGTCTTCTGGATAACTCATGAACATTGCTTTAACTTCATCTATTTCAGAACCTTCTTCTACAGATTCATTTGCTTTTTCTTTTTTATCTTTAGCCGCTTTTTTCATTGTTTCTTTTTTGTCGCCGTCACCATCGATATCAGCAAAGTCAGGCTTTGCTTTCTTTTCTTCTACTTTATCTTCTTTGTCATCTTTTTTATCGTCTTTTTTACCTTTTTTCTTATCTAGGTATGCTTGAAGACCTGGGTTAAGTTTACCTTCTTCTACTTCTTCAAACTCATTCATTAAAGATTCAAAGATTTCATTTTCATCTAAAGAATATTCTAATGGATTATCACCTCTTGAAGGTGCTTTGTCTAAACTTTTCTTTTGTTTTGGAATACTTTCGCCTGATTTTTTTGAGTAGTCATCTAAATCTAACTTATCGTTAGCTGGTGTTGGTTGATATTCGTTTTCTTCGATTGACTCTCCACAACCACATGATGAATCTTGCATACCTGCAAGTTGCATCATACGTAGAACTTCTTCTGGATGTTCTGTGCTTGTGTTTGAAGTAGTAACTGACTTTCCGTTATCATCAGTAACAGTTAAATTGTAATGCTTACTCATTTTTCATCTCCTGAGATAACAGAAGGACTTGATTTCTCATCTGTATCCATTTGTTCAGGTGCTGGGTCTCTTTTTTCTTTTGGACTTAATTCATTTTCTTTTGTTTCCATCTCTTTTGGAGTTAGAGACTTTAGAAAGTCATCAACAAAAGTACGACCATAGTTTTCACCATCATCTGATTTTGTTTCTTCTTCGGAAGTTAAAAGAGGTTCTTTGTCTTCTTTTTCTTCTTCCTCTGTTGGTTCCCAACCTTCTGGGTGAACTGCAACATGTGACAAATGCATACCTAATAAGTCTGCTAATTGTTGACGTAAGATATCGGCTGATACAGGATAACCTGTAATAACATCAATCTTTGAAACTTCTGAATTTTCTACTTCTTTGAAGAACATCGGATTTTTAGATACCGGTGTAGTAGATGTTTTAGACATATTTCTTAGGTCATATTTGCCTAGAAACTTTTCAATTCTATCTTCATCATTATTGTTTAATTCACAGCAAAAACGCATTGTGAATTTATGTTCTTTTTCTGATTCTGTCAAAAATTCTTTAAAACTTTTCATGTTGCTCTCCAACGTATATTCTTATTTATCATTTTTATGGATTTTTATTCTTTTTTGTCTGTTGCCTTGTCTGCTACCTTCTGTGCATCTGAAATACGCTTCAAAAGTTCATTTCTATCGATATTTAGAGTACCTTCCGCTGTAATTTCATCGTCTGACTTACTAATATCCCTGTCTTTTTGATGATCCAGCTTTGCTTTCTGTAGTTGTAGGTTAATCATACGTAATTTTCTGTCTACTTTGCTATCTTTAGCCTCTTTTGCTGTCTTTAATAGCTGATTCGCTGTCTCTAGTATCTTTGCACCAGCATGTACTTCAACATTCATACCTAATTGTAACATATCTTCAAATGTCTGTATTGCTTTAGCATGTATATCATCCATTTCTCTATCATGCTCATTCAAGTCTGTAACCATAGGCAGAGCGGCATCAATTTTTTCAGTATTTTCTATTTCTGCATTTAATAACTCTGTAATTTCTTTAGATTCTTCAATACTAGGTGTATTATCTTCTTTACTTTCATCTTCTTCGTTAGATGATATATTAAATGTTTCTTCTAATTTCTTTGTCATACGTTAATACCTTTCAATAATGTATTTATATTAACTTCTAACATTACTTTTTCTTTCTTTTAATAGGTTTAGGTTTTTTTGTGTTTTGATAGATATCACCTTCATTAAGAACACGAAAACGCATACCTCTTTTAGTTGCCCATTTAGTTGCCGCATCCCATTTTGCATAATTCTGTACAACTGCCATTTTATCAGTACGTCTTCGTGCAAGATCCGGCTTAGATTGTGTTGCAGGTTTTATTTCAACTAATTCTGCTTTCTTTTGTCCTGCTTTATCCATGTATACAATAACAAAGTCTGGCACATATGCTGTTACTTTACCATTAAGTGGGTTTTGATAAGTTATTTTACAAGGTTCACTAGCCCAAGCAACTACACTTGGGTTGTCATCACAGAAATTCATAAAAGTAAACTCCCAACTACTTCTAAAAGTTGGTTCTCCCTTGCCAGAATACTTCTGTGGGTTTTTTATAGTATATTTTCCTTGATGATATTTTTGTCTCATTTAAGAATAGCCCTTGCGACATATTTATTTGGTTTCAGAGGTGATACTTTCCCTGTTTGATATCCAAATCGCAAAGCACTATTAACTACAAATGAACCTAAGTCATTTAAGTTTATATCGTTATTGACTTCATTAACTAAATTATACGGACTTACACCATAGGACCTTGCTACATTGACCAATTCTCTAGCAAATACATTTGCTTTTTCATCTGTAAAGCCTTTCTTTACTAATTTTGCTTTTAGTACGTCAATATCGAATGCCATTATCTAATACCTTTTGTAAGATTCTTTAATACGTTAATATTTGATTGTGCAGAGTTTAATGTAGCTGATGTTGAATTTGATGATATATTAGAAGGAACTGTAGTTGTTTGTATTTGTCCTCCACTGGCTGTACCTGCATTTTTAATACCGTCTCTTATTAAATCACCTGCTATACCAAATCTACTTTGTGATGTTTTGCTAAGATTTTGTAATGTACCTATACCTGAGTTACCTACAATACCTTGAGCCGCTGAATTTCTTATATTACCCCAATTAATTTTACGCCCATTGAAGAATGCATTGACTAATTCATTTTTTATGGCACCTCCAAAGTTACTACCGCCATATGTGCCTGTGCCACCGTCATATGTATTACCTAAATTAGCAAAATCTGCCACTTGAGGATACTTTGTTTCTGGAACAAAAGGATCCCTAAATCTAGGTTCTGTAGGAACTGCTTCAATAAACTGATGTCTTGATTTTGCTTCTTCAAATTCTGCTTCTGCTATTTCATTTTGTGCATCTAATACTGATGAAAACCCTTCAAGTTGTTCTGCGGTGAATTGTTGATTAGGGTCTATACCATCTTTTCTTCCTAACGTAGATAAATTATTCATTTGTGTTGCATTATATAATTTAGCTAATTCATCTTGTTTTTGTTTATTAATTAAATTGTTTTGTGCAGTAAATTTTTGCCTACTATCTAATGATTTTTGATATGCTTCATTTGTACTTGCTACAAAAGTCTCAGTACCATCAAACTTATTAGGTTTAATTAAATCATTTAATTTATCATTTAAAAATTCTGTTTTAAAAGTTGAATAATCACCACTTTCTATTTCACTTATTGCTGTTTCTAAATCATAAGGAAGACCATCAGTCATCCAACTAGGGAATGGTACATCATCTGATACTGTAGAAAATACAACGTTTTCTGGTTGTAAGGACATTTCAATAGTTCTAAGTTGACTATCTGAATAATCACTAGGACTAAATGTTATATTTGTAACAAGTGGATTTACTAATTCAATTTTTTGTATGCCACCGCTTCTAGGAGCACCTGTTGGGAATTCTCCTTGTGCTAACGGATCATCTGACCCATCAATATTACCAAAGAAGTGAAAGATAACAACTTTTTCAAAACTTTGATGAAATGGTTTTCCTTTTTGAGAAAATTTTCTACCTTGTGCATTCAAATCTCTTAAACTATTTTCTATGTTTGATGTATCTGTACGCATTTGACCATTTTTGAAAAACTGATTGTATATACCCATAGCAAATGTGAACATATCACCATTGACTACATCATACATTGATAATTGTACTTCTGGAAAATCTACACGTGTTGGTACATATACACGCTTACCATATCTATCGATAGGTTGTGTAGTTGTGGCTACTGATACACCACTTACTGCTTTTGCAAATTTATTAAATGGAAGTCTAGTGCCTGACATTGTTCTTCCGTTGATATCATGAAATTCAACGTAGAACATATCTCCCGTTTTGGGAGCAGAGGTAATGGGTCCGACGCCGCCGAACCCAAACCTTTTTCTAGCATTGGCATTATCTTGTATTAAGATATTGCCTTGTTTATTTTGACCAGCCTGTTTTGAAGTAGCCATATCAGCTTACCCCGAATTAACCAAGAATACTAGAGTTGTTAGTAAATGTAGTATCTGGCATGATTTCAGTATCAGTGAATACAGCGTTATCGTACTGTAGTGTTAGTGCGATAGTCACTGGATCTGAAACTGAGTAATCAGATTGAGAGTAGTCTGCATTCTGAACAAAACAACCTTCTAGTTGCCATTGTTCGTTAGGGTTACCTGAGTTACCGTCTAAGATTTCAATTAGAGTAGAAAACTTATAGTTAGTACCTGCCGCCGGACCAGCTTGATTTCTGTGGTTCAACTGCGATTGTACTTGTCTACCAACTAGTTTAGTTAAGTTGTTTGCGATATCATCACGTAAAGTAATTGTGATAGGTTCCCATGTGTGTTTGCCCATCATATACATACGTGAGTTATATGAATCTACTGGTATTGATTCGTGTGTAATTTTTGGTCTAGTTACGTTCATAACTTGTCTTGTGAACTCAGTAGTGTTAGTTGCTACACCACCGAAACCTGCAACTTGAACACGGAAACGATAATTCAGTTTTGGCTGTAGAATACCTGAGCCAGTAACTGTATCACCGGAATCTGTAGGTACACCGAAATTATTTAATGTTCTTGCCATTGTTTTGTCTCCTAAAAAGTTTCGAAACTTCGTTTATAAGAGTATTTATCAATAATGTTAGGAATTAAAGTTGTAGTTAATAAAAAAGCCCCTTATTTCTAAGGGGCTTTGATAAATTTATTGTTTTCTCTGCTATTATGCTAGAGATTCGCCTGTATTTCTGATACGTAGCGGAAT